GAAAACGCGCAAACCGCAATCCCATTGATCGCTCTTCAATACCACGATGTGGAATTGAGAATTACTTGGGGTACAATTTCAACTGAAAAATACGAAGTCTACAGTCAATTTATTCATCTCGACACCGATGAGCGTACCGCTTTGTCTTCCACCCCACAAAACATGCTTATTACACAAACACAAAAAGCTATCGCCTCTACTTCCAAGATGCAGGAACTCAACTTTAACCACCCAATTAAGTGTTTGGTAGCTGCAGATGGGAGTGCTCTCTCTATTGCAGCAGACGCAAATAAAATGAAACTCCAAATCAATGGTACAGATGTTGCCGATTTCAAATATGTTGATCCAAACTACACCGCGGTCACTTCGTATTACCACACCACATCTTCGAAAGATGCTGGTGCAGCCGGTGAAAATGACAAGTTCTTCTTGTACCCATTCTGTCTCGACACGTCCAAGGTTCAACCAACGGGTTCGCTCAACTTTAGTAGACTCGATTCGGCGAGACTTGTTAACGATACCGCCAACTCGGACGATGATATCTACGCCGTCAACTACAACGTCCTCCGTATCGAAAATGGTATGGGTGGTTTGATGTATTCCAACTAATTTAATTTAGCCGCTTATTATAAATGTTTTGGCAATTAATTTTTCTCGTAGCATTTGTCTTTGTTATAACGTATGACCCAAAATCAGGTACTTTAGATCATTTAGTTGGTAAAAAACCGGAAAAACCTCCCCAGAATGCGGAGTGTAAAGAAGGACATTACCAGGAAATACAATTTGGAAAAATGGGGTACCCGTGTCCAACCGAAAAGAAAACGCACATGGGTGCGATTATAGGAACTTAAAAAATTAGCTCGTAATTTTATATATAAAATGTTTACATTCGATCGCGATACCGCGACTATAGTTGCCGTGCTCATGTGTATTGTTGCCACAATGTACATGTACAGAGAACTTAATAAAACGAAATCGGAAATGGATAATGTGAAAGGATTTTACGGAAACCTCATGACACATTTATCCAGACCACCACCAAAAGTGAAATCTGTATCAGTTGTAGAAACAGAAAAAGAGGAAGTTTTAGAAACCCAAGTTGATGAAGATGAAGAAGAATCTTCAGAATAATCATCTTATTCAATTATAACTTGCAAATAAGCAATGAAAAAATATAAAGCAATTGCAGTCCCCGTCACTTTTATAGGTGATAAACCACGATTTCTCACTGTCCGGGATCGAAGATTCAAAGATTGGATTTTCGTCACCGGAGGGTGTAGGCGAAGGGAAATTCCAAATCCCATTAGATGTGCTTTGAGAGAACTTGAAGAAGAAACCAGAGGAGTTGTTTCTTTGAAAAAAGGTGAATATACAGAATTTAAGTTTGTAGTAACGGAAAGTCCAGGAGTGGAACTCGAATATAACGTTTACGTGTTTTTCGTAAACTATACCATGCAGGAACAGGCTGAACTTATACGTAAGTTTAACGATGAAAAACAGAAAATGAATCTCCGTAAGATTCAGAAACAGCCCATCAAGAGAACACACGATGAAAATGATTTCATGAATTTTGAAACGCTTTCAGAGTTCAGTACTAAAAAACAATGGGATCGTATTGTTAAGAACGTACTTAACAATCCAGAATTTTACGCGTGTGTAACTTCTCTCGATAGAAAAACCTTCTCTATTAAATAATGAAGTCTAAGAACTACATTTTATCCCAAATACGTGAGCTTCTCATTGAAAGGCATGCATATACATCAGAAAGAGCGGAAAGGTACGTTGAATTACATAAAGAGGATAAAGTTTATGAACTCCTCGTTTTAAAGAAAAATTTATCAGAAGAAGAAAATTATCCAGAAGTCTCATATAGACGATCCATTTGGCGTCACGAGTATGAAGATGAATAAACAGTATAAAAAGATGAATAGATTAATAGGTAAGTATGTTTAAACGTTGGTGTAAAGACCAAGGTTTTGCTAATAACTCCGATTTATCACATGTGCTCATGGACGGTGGCGTCCTCTCCGTGCCATTTGATAAATTGAATGACTTTTACGAAAAATGTGTAGAAGTATATAACTCCGGTGAAAAGATATTTGTCGTTGAACAGAAAACGGAAAATTACAATTTTTTCATGGATCTTGATTATAAAGATGATGAAGAAATGTCATTTGAACAGATTAAGAGTGTATGTAAAGTCATATGTGACAAGGTCTCAAAGTTTGGTGGTAAAGACGCTTTGATATCTGTCGCTGAACCTAAACCCATAGACACACTCATAAAAACAGGTATACATATAAACTGGCCGGGTTTTGTTGTAAATAGATCATCTGCATTAGGTATCAGAGATCATGTTATAAATACGTTAAACTTGGCCTACGGATCACGTGATTGGAAAGATATTGTTGATATTTCGGTATATGGTAATAATTCACGTAATACAAAAGGAAGTGGGTTTCGTATGCCTTGGTCCCATAAAAAGGGAAAACACGAAGCGTGTTCCGGTCAGGGTTGTGAGTTATGTAATAACACAGGTAAAGAAACACAAAGTGAATATTTACCCATATTTATATACAAACATGGTCCTTCATCCACATTACAAAAGACCGAACAAAAACCATCCGTTGACATATTACATATGGCAACATTACGTACACAAAGCATGGAACCGGTTATCATAGAAGGAACTCGCGAAGAAGCTACATTTACAACATTACAAACTAAAAATGAGTTCAAGGACCAAGAGGCTCGTTTACTCGTCGAAGCATTCGTTCGTAAAAATGTAGAAGGACAGACTACCGCATCAATCACTAAAATATTTAAATATAACAAGCAATTTCTCGTCTCAACAAATTCTAAATATTGTGAAAATAAAAAATGTAATCATAATTCCAATCACGTATGGTTTCATATAGTAGGTGATACTATAGCCCAAAAGTGTTTTTCGACTACGAACGTACTAAGACAGTATGGGTTTTGTAAGGATTTTTCGGGGAGACGACATCAACTCTCTAAAAAAATAACGGACATTCTTTACGAAGATGGTAAAGTTGAAACGTATACACCGAAAAAGAAAGTTGTTGTAGAACCAGAACAGAACTTACTCGAAAAATTCATAAAAAAGTATATCGTTAAAAAGGAAACGTTCGTCATAGAATCACTCAAACGTGAAGGTGTTAAGAAATATACTGTAACCACAAAGGAAATATGTGACACGTGTAAAGAAACGATTTCATTCAGTATACTTAAAAGTCATATACAACAGGTGTGTAAATGTAAGTGTCGCGCACATAATCTTACAGATAAAATTGTTAGTACTTTATAGAATGTTAGCTGTAATATTAATTGCACTCGTTGTATATTTGGCATCATCTTTAATAAAAAAAGATACAGGTACAAAACATATAACTAAACTCATACGTGAAACTTTACCGTACTCAGGATTAAATGAAGTTTTATACAAAGAATTTTTAGCCAATATAAACATGGCCATAGAATATAAATCACATACAGAAGTTTCAGAAAAATTATTAAACCGTGCACTTGAAAACTTACGAGAACTCGCATTATATACCGTTTCTACTGATACGAGTGTTATAGAAGAGTTAGACACGTTAGCGAACAGTATAAACGCTGAATTTAGCCTTGTTTTAATAAATGAATCAATTAACGCTGCGTAATGTATTTAAAAGAATAAACATACATTACTTTATAATGACAAAAACAATTGTTTCTACACGTACACGTTCAGGGAGGATCTCAAAGGTTCCAGAACGCTTAGACCCACTCGAAGATCTTCCAGAAGATGATTTTTCTGACGATGATTACGAAACCGAATCGGAAATAGAAAGTGATATTGATCTTCTTCAAACAGATGATGAGGATGATTTTGAAGATGATGATAGTGATATGGACGAAAATGGCAATTTAAAAGGATTTGTTGTTGATGAAGAGGAAGAGGAAGAAGATGAGTAATATAGAGCTTAAAAAAATAGGTTTACATTTTATAAATGGAAGCTGAAGTTGGTACGCCTATAAACTATAATCCGGACGATTTTATGAGTAAAGAAGAAGATCATCAACCGGATGAACAAAAACCAGAACCGGAAAATAACGAACAGTATTATTTTCCGCCACCGCAACAGTATTATGAACCGTACCCACAACCAACGCAAAAGGAAGATATATTTACAAATTTAGATAAAACGGCGTATATTATTATATTTGTATCTTTTATTTTAGGTTTTTTTATGGGTAAGACCATGCAACCGGTCATTCTTAGACCTGGATAGGTTTACCTCTAACCCACAAATGTTCAGACGACGTTTGTTGTCCTTCAAAATTACCAATAGAACCAATTTTGGATCCCGTAAAATATGCACGACTTACAACAAGTGGGTCTTTTAGTATATCTTGTGCGACATCAGACGCACTTACATTTTTAGTACCCGATTTACTTTTTCGATCTTCATACAATCGTAAAAATAAACCGACCATGGCTAAAACAATAATTATGGTGATTATATTTAGTATAATACTCAACATTCTTACATTTATATAACAAATTTATTTAGATTCTACCTCTTCACCTTCCTCGACTTCTCCTTCACCTTTAGTATCCTGGGCTTCCGTAGACGACTCGGACTTTTCCTTTTCCTTTTCAAACTTTTGCATTGCTTCAACTGAATTGAACCCCTTCTCAGACGCCTCTTTTTCGAGAGCCGCTGTCGCCTCAGCTTCACGTTTTTCCTTTCTTTCTTCAATTTCCTTAGCAACCGTGGCGTCTGCTTCCTTAACAAGTTCCTCCATTGGTGTATCCGGTTTTTCCTTTTGAAGACGTTCGAGAACTTCAGCTGGGTGACTGATTGGTGGTTCATCAGGTTTCGTATAATACTTCGAGTTTTCATCACCTGGTTTCGTAAACGTTGATGCATTTTCAACCATATCACGTTTACGTTCCGCAAACATGTGTGCCGCTTGTGCTTGATTTTCTTTGTATCCAGACATGAGTTCTTCAAGTTTTTCATTCGTATAATGAACGTCTTCGATCTTTGTCGGATCGGGTGGGATTAACAACCACTTATACATATCAACAACGTAAATATCGAACGTCGCATCTTCTTTTTGAAGACGTTTGGCGTGCGATGCAGCCTCATCTCTAGAATTAAATGCACCCCGGATCTTAATTCCAAACTTATCGTTTTTTTGTGGCGCTTCCGGTCCTACGACGGAAAGACACGCGTATAATTGACCGGGAACGGTTGTGTAATCTTGTTCAAGAGTTGACATTGTTTTATATTATTAAATAGTATCTTCTGTTTAAGCCTCTTATACTTAGGTTTACATTTAGTATATTTTATTAATGTGTACTCCATTTAAAAAAGAAAAGCTATTACAAATAAATGGAGGAGATACGTAAGTACCATAACGAGTCTAAGCGTCTCCTCATCCAATCGGCTACCCGCGAAGGCGACAGTATTTTGGATGTAGGATGTGGATTCGGTGGTGATCTCCAAAAGTGGCGACACGCCGGTGCAAATATAAGTATGTGTGAACCAAACCCAGTCTCACTTAAGGAGGCTAAGTCGCGTGCCAAAAACATGAAAATACGTGTCAATTTTTACGAAGGTGATATATTTGCGTGTCCACAAAGAAAATACGATGTCGTATGTTATAACTTTGCGTTACACTATATATTCGAAACGAATAAGTTATTCGAGACGTCTTTATTAGCAATTAAAAATAGAATAAAACCTGGTGGTCAATTCATAGGAATCATACCAAATTCAGATAAGATTATCATGAATACACCCGTAAAAGATGAATTAGGAAACTACTTTCTAATGAAACATACGAGTTCGGGAAACTTTGGAGAAAAGTTATACGTCCATTTAGCCGATACACCGTATTATGCAGACGGTCCAAAAGTCGAACCCATCGCACACAAAGACATGCTTTTTACACGAATGGAGGATTTGGGGTTTACTTTAACACTGTGGGAAGATCTTAAAGGGAACCCGGTTTCAGATTTGTATAGTAAATTTAGGTTTGTGTATAAGAAATGATTTACTTTTTATCAGTTTTAATATATTCTTCCGCTTTTTTAGGTTGATGGCATATTACGTCACCACAGTGGTCGCGGTTCTGATAGACAGAGTTTATGGACGTGAGTAGTTCACTACACGATTTTACCGCCCATCGTCCCAGAACGGGTCGTGGTTCGGGTTTCGTTAAAAAATCGATAAATTTACGTATCATTTCTACTATTTTTTCATGTTCATTTTTTATGTATGTTTATGATAAGATGATACTCATTATACTTCTACTTATCATAAACGTGTTATTATTCATATACACGAGGGAACCACAGGAATTAACAGATGTTCGTGAAAAATACAGGACACTCAGGGAACATCTTAAGGAAACAAATAATCAGGAATTCAAAATGTTATACAGAGAAATTCCACTTACCGCACATCGATATACAAATGGGTATATAGGATATAATGTTAGTAAGGGTAAAAGTATAGGTATATGTATCGATGGTGAAACTAATGAAATATTCCATGTTTTATTACACGAACTCGCACATTGTACTGTTGATGAATATTCACACACTAAGGAATTCTGGAAAAATTTTAATGAACTTAAAACCATGTGCGTTTCTTTAGGTATATACCAGGAAATACCAGAAAGAACTGAATTTTGTGGTAAACACGTCCAGGATAAATAATGTTTAGTATTAATAAAATGCAATCGTTCGGCGATTTAATGAAAGCGTATTTGTTACTGAACACTTTACTCGCGTCTTCGAGTGCTCCCCTACTTTTAAACGATAAATGGTTAAACATGTTTATAATCATGGTCGTTACACCATTAGTCATCACTATATTACCACGTGGTGGTAATTTAATTGGGCGTTTAGCTATAGATGGACCATTTTTAGTTATATCAACCTTATTGGGTATGGGTATGGTTGCGGGTATTTCACAAATAAACAAAAGATTTGAAAAGGATTTTAGAGATTATGGTAAAACTACGAAGAGTACTGGTACTGTTCTAGGACTTCGCGCAGTTGGTTTACTGTTCGGATTTCTCGTTTCCTATTTTATTTTTGGAAAGAGAATGTATAGACATTATAATGCTATTTAAGCATACTTTCTCGCAAGGTAAAAGGCGATCGCCGCGACCATACCGGTCGACGCTAAGCCGATTGCACTTCGATTTCCCTGGTCGTTCAAAAACGATGGGACAAAGTTCGCAAGTTTTTCTTGAACTGGCTTACTAATTGCCACCGCAGCACACACAGCTACAATGAGTGCTTGAAACTGGTCATCAGTAAGGTTGAATGGATTTTTAGATTCGGATTTTTTTTCAGTTGTTTTTTGTGCTACTGGTTGTTGTTGTTGCGCCATCATCATTGGTGCTTGCATATGCATTTGTGTCATTCTTGGATCGGTGCCCATCATTGGTGGTTCGAGTGGTTCCTCTGCTTGACCCATAATATCGGAAATTGAAGTAGAGTCCATCGTCTGTTTATTTTCACTCACATTTTTTTCGGGGGGTATATTCGGCACGAAAGATGTCCCTTGATTGTCATTTAGGGAAACCATACCATCACCATTATCTGAAAGATTCATCGTTCTAACGTCTGTCGCCATTTATATGTACATAGTTTTTTGGTTTTAAATGATTACGCGTCATTGCCCTGAAGAGTGTAGTTTGGGTATAAACACCCAAATGTTTTTATGATCCTGGGTAAATCATTTAATTTATCATAATCACACATATCGTTATCTATATAAACAGTTTTTGTATGATGACATACATCAACTAATATTCTATACCCATCATCCTTAC